TAGCATATTTCTTAATACTGCTTTAAATTTAATGCTGTTGTTAGTTTGCGTTTTACTGTTTGATTAGGAACTCTAAACTTATCTGTGCTTCGAAAGCCTAGCATTTCTCCAACTTCAGCTACAGCACCACTGCGACTAATTCCCATATGACAGTGGACTACTACGTTCATATGATTATCCCAAGCACGTTGTAGTGCGCTGGCAATGCTGTTAGCATCATCGTTGGATATAACACATTCATATAATAGTTTGTCATCTTCTTCTACATCTAAGAAGTTAAACTGTAGAGTTTCTTTAAACTGATGTTTTGGCGTTGGAAACTCAGTGTTATAGTCACAGATCTGGATTAGCATACTATTGTCGCCAGCATCATAATGATGGCCTTTACGAACATCATCTAAGCTGATGTTTTCAATCCACGGTTTCATCATCGTCTTCATCCTTGTAATATTCTGGATATTTGGCTCGTACAGCAAAATGGTTACCCAATGCTCCGGCACTGCTAAACTGCTCTCCTATCTTAAACTTTTTACCATTAAGCGTAAATGGCTTTAGACATCTATCACCATTCCACCAACCGCGTTCTATTTCAATATAACCCTCACTGCCTAAATGCTCACGCAATTTAGTAAACTCTGGGTGGTCTTCTGACCTGCCCAAGGTAACTTTTCCCTTGCCCTGTAGGATCAGCAATAGTTCTTCTGCTGTGGGCTCACGACCATTTTTAGTATACTCATTCCACTCTTCGCGTATGCTTACACTGGTTAGATATGCTGGGTCAATTGTAAAGTCCATTACCAAGTCTCACTTTTTAATATTTGTAGCATTAATTCTTGCTGTTCTTCTTTAGTTAACATTACAGACTGTTTGTCTCTATGCTTATACCAATAAAAATCTTTAGTGCCAGGTGTTAGTGCGACAATAGTCTTGGCATTATAACCAACCTGCCCAGGTATGCTGTCACGGTCAACGATTAAGTATCTACTAACTATTCTAGATTGGAGGAACCCTTGTATCAAGTTTTTATCTTCTGAAAATTCACAGTAGTATATCATAGCCACCTTAGGGCAAACATCGAAGCATCTGCGGCATGCTTAAATTGTATTGTAACTTCATTTCCCCAACAACCAACTACTAAAAAGTTAAAATGGTTTTCTATCTCTTTTTGCGGTGGGTATTTCCCGTCATGACTAAAACTTAATCCAACATGCCAAAACATTTCATTTGTGATAGTAAGATAGTTATCCAACTTAGCCCCACTTTAACATAAACATAGTATACGCTGGCTCAGCTTTGAACCAAATCGTTCCATTCATATTGGTTTCCCAATCATCAACGTCGAGATGCTGATAGCACCAAGCAAGTATAGTGCTAAAACTAGCCCGCCCGTTGTATCGCCACTTCATACAACTTCTCGACCATGGGTATAATCCCATCTCACTTTGCTGCCTAATATATTAAGAACTTTATATTTCTCTACAGCTTCTACACATTCACTGGGCTGTGACACACTGCCCACAACACATAAACAATCTTCACAGACATATCCATGTCCTGCTGAATGGTCAAATGATGCTTGCCCACCACAGGGCAAGTGTATGGTTCCAACTCGATTCATACCTTACGTCCTTTGAACTTAGTATCCTTAGTGCCTCTACGTTTGTACCAACCGTACTCTTCACCGTTGGGTAACAGACCATCAATAACACCGTCGGCACCCATTTCACCAACAAACTCAGCAGGTGGTTCTATGTGCTTTTGTAGTGCTTCTTTATCTTTTACCCATTTAGGTTGTTGCTTAAAAGTCATAATCCTTAGTTTCATATTGATTTGCTTGTAGTATTTCCCAGGTCATAGACTTTTGGAACTTTTCATACGCAGGACCTTTTGCTAACCAATCAGCAACAATGTCTTGGCTGCCCCAACTACCAGGGGGAGCCAATTCCTGTAACCAGTTTAGATATTCTTGTAAACGTGTTTTGTTCCAATGATCTGCGCGAGCAATAACATCAGTCCACGGGTCACAACTTAATAGACTAGTTATAAAACTACCTGGCTGTAGAGCATATAAGAAATAGTTTTTAAGTGCTTCTTGACTTACATCAGGTAAATCACTCAGACCATTCCAATCAAATTTGGTTTTCATATTCATGCCCTCGTTTTCTAAGTTCTTTAATTAAGCCGCCATAGGCCAATGTATCATTTTGTTCTAATCGTTCTAACATGTTAATACAACTTATGATGTGTGCTGTTTCCATATCTCGTATCAATAATATCTTACGCTCTCTGGTTAGCCATGTGGTACTGTGCGTCATACGAAACCGCTTAAACACCGCATTGTCAGGTGTGCTTAATATATCCCAGGCTAATTGTTCATCTTCTGTCACTCAAAAGCTCTCATCTGCTGTGGCATACATGTATTCAATATGTTTGACCTGATCAAGCCATTCAGCAAACCGTTCAACAGTCCATTGCCCAGATAATATCATAGCATAGGCTGTTTCAGCATCTTCTGCTTCTTGGAACTTTGTATATGTGTTTTTATTTTTCATATGTGTATTATACAGTCAATTTACCAAAATGTCAAGTGGGGTGTCTAACCGGGTTCGAACCGGTGATGAAGGAATCACAATCCTTAGTGTTACCGCTACACTATAGACACCATTGGAGCGGCTAACGAGGGTCGAACTCGTGACTCATGCTTGGCAAGCACGTGCGTTACCTACTACGCCATAACCGCGTTTAAAACTGGAGCCCCCAGAGAGATTCGAACTCCCCACCTTTTGGTTCGTAGCCAAATGCTCTAATCCAAATGAGCTATGGAGGCATGGTAGCAATAACTAGACTCGAACTAGTGACCTTATCCGTATGAAGGATCTGCTCTACCAACTAAGCTATATTGCTATATAAAACAAAAGTGTCACAGTCTAGCTGTACAGGGCCAATTTCAAGTAGGACACCTATCTTCGTCTTTTGTTTTAATTTGGAGCACAAGGTCGGATTCGAACCGACGAACAAGGGATTTGCAGTCCCCGCCATTAGGCCACTCTGGTACTTGTGCATATTTTATATATTAAAGTGTACAGTATAATGTACAATTTTGGGGTGTTTTGTACATTATACTGTACAAATTGTATTTGGCTCCGGTGGAGGGAATCGAACCCCCACTAACGGTTTTGGAGACCGCCGCACTGCCATTATACTACACCGGAATAGGTTGGGAGTTGTCCTCCCGGATGCCCGTAGCCCCATGCGTCCATAGGGTTCACTGGTAAATTCCAGCTATAAGTGGAGTTTCTCCTACTTATTGTAGGACTCGCATGCTCCGGACTGTTTGGCAGGCCCACTTGGAATCGAACCAAGGATGACAGGATCAAAACCTGTTGTTATACCACTTCACTATGAGCCAATTGATCTTACTGTATTGCTGGTGCTCCCACCTGGTATCGATCCAGGGTTACTACATTACCAATGTAGCGTAATGCCTTTATACTATAGGAGCAAATTTAACATCTAGTAGCCAGGATTCTGTTTTATCCTAACATTCATCTTTGCCACAACCCGAACCTATAGGCAAGAAGTTCCCAGGTTCTGTTTGTGTTGCTCACTATATCTAGGTAGTTTAACGACCTAAGTCTCCTACTCGCTTCTTGCGTGAGTCCTGAGCTTCCTCTGTTGCCAGCGTTAGGTCAGATGTTAAAAATTGGTACCCCCACCCGGAGTCGAACCGAGATTGGCCAATTATCTGTTGCGCACGGGATATAAATCCGCTGTTTTACCATTAAACTATAGGGGCATATAAACTATGCCGCTATAATTTCTTTTAGTCGGTCAGCAGCGTAACTAGCAGCCCATGCGTTAGGTTTAACCATTGGGATAACGTTACATACACCACGGATATAACCAATAGCTTGTTGTACTACACAGCTTGAGCCATGTAACTCGTTTGGGTTAATATCTAAGTGTACAGCAACTTCACGGTCTTCTAGGACTTCGTGTAGTTTTAAGTATAGTTCACTAATCTTGTAGACTTCGTTCATTAGGCGCATCGCTGGGCGGCTACGTTTTTGATCATAGTCGATTTCAGTAGAACTTTCACCAAAGATTTTACAGCCATGTTTGCCGTCTATGTGTACAACAATCGCCAGAGTGTATTCAGCATGCCATTGTCCGTTTTTACGGAATCTGCGACTGTCACCACCGATGTAGATTTTTGTTTCTAGACTTTGTGCTTGAATAAAGTCACGTACTTCGTTTATGTCTAGTTTTTTCATAGTATTCACCTTTGATTGAAAAGAACAACTTAATTGGTACCCGTGGATGGTAACGATCCATCCGCCTTAGCCTTATCAAGACTCTGCTCTACCTCTGAGCTACACGGGTATAAAAAGGTTTTTAGGAGCCCGGCTATCCTTCTCCAGATAGGCCTCACCGGATTGTCTCGAACAAGAGAGCTCATCTATTTTCGTGTTAAAAGCACTACTTAGGACTCAATCTTGCCGTCTATCCTAAAA